GTGCCTTATCGAAATTAAACAGCTTTATCAGCTCGTACATACTATGAGTAGCAAACCGGCAGTCGTTGAAACACCGGTTCAGCAAAAAAGTGTTGAGCAAGACATACAATTACTCATTCTAAAACATTTTTAACGTGGAGAACATTATCGAACTCCTTGACCCCAAACTGAAGGGTTACAAGGAAGAAATGGCCGCTGAAGTGGCCAAGGCGCAAGCCAAGAACGAGGCCGTCATGGCTCAGATGAACGAGGACGCGGCCAAGAAGGGCGAGACCCTGATGGAGCTGAAGTCCAACTTCGAGAAGTACATCGCGCAGAACAACGGCGTAAAGGCCAAGGCGGCTAACACGGAAAATTGGTCGTTCTCCGACCACCTGAAGTCCGCTGTCGTAGAGTCTGTCGGCGAGAACTTCGACAAGATCAAGGGGGAGCAGCCGTTCATGACCATGAAACAGGTCGGCACCATGACCCTCACGGACAACCTCACCGGCACTTCGCAGATCAGCTACGTCCCGAACCCCATCATGCGGTCGTTCTACAACCCGCATCTGCTGGATGTGTTCCGCATCATCCCGACCGCTACCGGCAACGTAAGTTTCCCCCGTGGAAAATCGCCTCTCGGAGCTGGTTCTTTCGGGGCGCAGACCGAGGGCAATGACAAGGCTCAGCTGGACTACGACGTGGAGATGGTAAACACTTCCGTGCCGTTCATCGCCGGTTATGTGAAGGTTTCCCGTCAGATGCTTCAGGATCTTCCGTTCCTTCAGTCCTACCTTTCTCAGTCTCTCGTAGAGGACTTCAATAGGGCTGTAAACACGCGCTTCCTGAACACTATCGCCACCAACGCGACCGCTCTCGCTACCTCTGAGACCGTGACCGTTGCCAAGATCATCTCCGGCCTCGCTCAGCATGGCGACCTCGGCCTTGGTATGGCTAACCTGATTCTGACCACTTGGGATGCATGGAGCAAAATCCTGCTGACCAAGCCTGGTGACTATTCGGTTCCCGCTTCCGTCGCAATCGACGCTTCCGGCGTTGTACGCATCAACGGTATCGCGCTTGTACCGCACAGCCAAGTCACCGGTTCCAGGTTCTACATCCTCAATACCGACGCTTTCGCTGTCGCACAGGCTTCTGGGTTCCAGATCCGTTCTACTGAGTTCGATCAGTCGGACTTCATCAAGAACCTTGTCACCTACCGCGCAGAGATGAGGGGCGAACTGCTGTCGTTCCAGCCGAAAGCTGCTGTCTACGGCCAGACCGGCACCTAACTTTAACAGTTTGGAAATGAAATGGGTCGTACATTAGTGCGGCCCATTTTCATTTAAACCATAAACCATGAGAGTAAACTATTGGTTCGACAAAGCGGTTGTTCTTAGCCAACCCAACAGAACGGACAGAAGAAAACAATTCCAAAAGGAAGCAGAAAGTATCAAACTTGAGTATGAGTTTTTCGATTCCATCCCATCGGATGACCCGAAAGATTCATTTAATAAATCCCATTTGGCCATCCTAAAAAGATTGGCCGAATCCGATGTTGACAGCACTTATCTTGTTTTGGAGGACGATTGTGTGTTTCAGAACATGATAACACTTGATAGCATTATGGTGCAAGTGTGGGACATGTACGACGATACAGAGAACCCATTCGATATAATGTATTGGGGCGCGAATCTTAAACCCTATCCGGATTTCATTCCTCCCATAAAGGTCTCAGACAACATCTACCGGCTGTTTTCGGCTTACACCACCCATGCGGTAATGTACCGCTATCAGATTGCCCAAAGGATTATACATGAATATAACGGACAAATGTTCGATGCTTTTTTAGACGAACATATACTTCGCACGTCTAAATCCTATATTTGTAGTCCGTTTTTGGCTGTTCAGCGGCCAAGCCATTCGGACTTATGGAATCGGAATGTAGATTACACAGACACATTCAAGGCATCCGAGGAATACCTAAAAAGTATAGAATGATATATCATGTCTCCTACGCTTCGGACAACATGACCCGCAGCCTGGAGCGGTCACGCATTACAGCATTAAGATATGGGTGCGAAAAGTCTCTTGACATAACTCTTGATCCTGAGTTCAAGGCGCATTGTGCTGACATTCTATCCCAACCGAGAGGGGCCGGTTATTGGCTGTGGAAACCATATATCATCCAAGAAGCCATTGGGGATTGCAAGGTCGGAGATATAGTTGTATATACTGATGCTGGAGTTGAGTTTGTCAACTATGTCGGCCATTTGCTCAACGCTATGGAGGGTGACATAATGCTGTTTGGCAATCACTATCAGCATAGGGATTGGTGCAAGAAAGAGGTTTTTGATGCGATGGAGTGTGTAAACGGGCATCAGGTTCAAGCGTCCGCAATGGTATTTAGGGCCAATGATGCGACCTATGAATTTGCTTCAGAATGGCTGCAACTATGCATGTTGCCTAATTGGATAGACGATGTATGCAAGGAAGACCAATATCCTTCCTTTCAAGAACACCGGCACGATCAGGCTATTTTGACTTGTTTGCAGCAGAGGTATAGATTGAGGTTACATTGGTGGCCAGCCCATTACAATAACGGCGCATTTGTTTATGATAAGGGCGTTTATACCGATAACTACCCTGTCATATTTCATCATCATAGGAAAAGAAATGATGAATGGTGAGGATGTCATATTTCAAAGATGCCCATAAAAATAAACGTATATGGGTTTGCGGTACCGGCCCAAGCTTATTGGATGTCGATGTAAATAGTTTGACGCACGACGATGTTGTGATTGCTTGCAATAGTGCGAGGCTGCATTTTGGAAAGCCAGACTATTGGTTGATGGTAGACGGTGCGATGCCCGAATGCGACTACTTCGATACGGCCGACGCGGATCAGGACATCATCCTGCTGAACGAACTTCTGAAGCCGAAGAACGGGAAACTTTTCTATGTGACTAATCAAAGCAGCGCATGGGGGGATTGGGGCATCTACAAGGACAGGCACTTCCCTGGCAACAGCACCCACAGGGCCGTATCATTCGCTTATGCGATGGGCGCAAGGGCTATCATTCTCGCAGGGTGTGATGCTGTGGGCCATCACCCATACGACCCGTATTGGGATCAATTTAAGCAGCCTTTTGAGGAGGATATCATGCTGTGGAATGAGATGCTTCGCGCCAACCCCATGCTGCGGATTTATACCATAAGCCCATTCGGAAAGACTTTTATCCCAAACAAAACATTTGACCAAGCCCTTGAATTATGATAACCTTTGAAAAGCTTGGTCGATACGGCCGATTGGGTAACCAAATGTTCCAAATCGCGTCCACGATTGGCATCGCCAAGGCCAACGGCTACGACTACGCTTTCCCCGAATGGGTGAACCACGACGCGGCTGAGCGGTTCGGAAGCAAGGAGGATGTGAACGTAGGCGAATGGTTCCCTAATTGGGAACATGTGCCGCGCCTTGATAGACAACTACCGGAGCATTTCATCCATTGGGGCTGGCATGGTTTAAGGCATCCTGACGGACATTCATATTCGGGCCACATGCAGAGCGAGAAGTACTTCTCTCATTGTGCTGATTACATTCGTGAATTGTTCACTATTCGTGAACTTATTAAAAAAGAAGATTATACGGCTGTTCATGTGAGATTTGGAGATTATGGTAGCGACTACCATCCAATATGCACACGGGAATATTATGAACAGGCTTTTGCTCTTGTGCCTGAGCCATACTTAATATTCTCAGACGACATAGAAAAAGCAATGGACATAATTCCACGTTCTTATAGTCTACGTTTTTCCGGCAGTACAGAATCGTCTTTGCGTATGATGATTGGATGCCGCCGCCACATCATCGCCAACAGCACCTTTTCTTGGTGGGGAGCCTGGCTGGCAGAGTCAGATCAGGTGGTCGCGCCTAAACAATGGTTTGGCCCCGCTGCTTCGCATTTGGATACGAGTGACATATATTGTGATGGATGGGTAGTGATTTGAAAAACATACTGAGCAAGTACATATATTTCTCAATACATAAACCAAAAAAAATGTTCATCAGCGAAAATGACAACTACCAAATCATTGAGATTAACAATGACGGCTCTACGATTTCGGAGGTAATGACATTCCCCGAATGCACCTTGTATGTCATCGAAAAGTACAAGGATCAGCCATTGGTATATTTCAACGAGTACAAAAGATTGAAGATTATACACTTGAAAACGGGAACCGTAAAGGATGTCAAACTCAAAATAGATTTCTGATGAATAGGGTATTTATAATATACGAAATTGTATATTTATTGGCATCGTTGTTATTTGAATTGCTGTTCATCGGTGTCATTTTGGGAATCTTGGTTTCATTACCAATGATTGTTACCTTTCTTGTCGTCAATAATGGGCATCACATTATGGATCCGCTTGTGGCTCTTGTGTTTTTGGGAGCCATGATTGCGCTAATGTTCGGCAAATGGTAATACTATCTTGCGTTCACATGTATCCACCGCATCACATGTGCGGGTCGGAAATGATGCTACACGCCATAAACAAGCATCTTCAGTCCAAGGGACATACAATTAAGGTCTTGGTCAAAGGAAGCCATAGGTTTAAGCTTATGAACCACATGGTATACGATGATATAGACCTATTCGGAGCTGACGAAAGCAATGAGATGAATTTGTTCCGGACGGCCGATTTGGTCATCACCCACTTGGACTATGCGTCCTGGACGCAAGAAATGGCGTCTATCTTTAAGATTCCATGCGTTCAATTGATTCACAACGATTACGATAGGCCGCATTTGCGTGATTCACACAAGCCACAATATGTAGTCTATAATAGCAAGTGGATAAAAGATAAATTAGGCTACCCTCAAGAGTCGTTTATACTTATTCCCCCTACCGATTTTAGGCATTACGACACAAATACCAACATTAATCTGCGCGAACACATTACTTTAATCAACTTAGACCAAAATAAAGGTGGCCATATCCTCGGTAAAATAGCCGAAGCCATGCCTGACAAAAAGTTCATCGGGGTTATAGGTTCATATTCAGAACCGGCCAAGATAGGCCAGCATACACATCAGCCGCCGAATGTGGAGGTATTGGGGTCGCAGCAAGACATCAGAAAGGTATACGAAAGGACAAAGATTCTGATAATGCCCTCTAAATACGAAAGCTGGGGGAGGACAGCCACCGAAGCAATGTGTTCGGGCATTCCGGTTATATGCACCCCTACATCCGGCCTTGTAGAGAATTGCGGGAATGCGGGTATATTTGTACGCGATAGGGACGACATAGATCAATGGGTCAAAGAGATAACCAAGCTTTTCAATGAAAAAGCCTATTCTAAAGCCTCTGAAAAAGCGAAAATTAGAAGCCGAGAGCTTGACCCGCGAAAAAACCTTGACGACTTTGAGCAATGGCTCGGAAAAGCAAAAGCAAGCTACTCATATCGGTAAACTCAATACAGGCGATTTAAGCCCCTATAATGGCAATCAATATCATCCATAGCACCAAGGTCATAGACGGCTCTAATGAGCCTATATCGACCTCTGAAGCCAAGCTGCACGCTTCGATAGATTATTCCGAGTTCGATAGCATTATACCGACATATATTTCTGCTGCAAGATTGGCTGTTGAGAAGGCCACGGGTTTGGCATTGGTGCAAAAGACCATTACCAGCCAAGCCACAATCTACGTTGAGTATCCTCTTATATTGTCCTATAAACCCGTCAAACAAGTCAATTACATCCGATATCTCAGCGAAAACGAATGCGACCTATATGGGGCAGATGCGCCGGTTGTTAGGGGAGCGGAGAATGAGTTGGTATTTGTCAAAAAAGAGGGGCTATATGAGATAGAATATGTCGCTGGAATGACTTCCGTACCGGCCGATCTAAAATTGGCTATTCTACAAATGTTTGCCTTCATCTTTACCCAAAGGGGTGATTATAACGAGGGCAAGCTGGATGTAAGCCTGGAAGCAGAAAGGATAATAGGTCAAAACCAAAGGTTCTTTGTATGATAGGTAGGATGCAGAAAATAGAGTTTCTTCAGTCCGTACTGACACCGGAGTTGTCGGGTGGGAATGTAGAAACCATGAGCGTCATACTATCGACTTTTGCATATGTTCGCCCCACATCAAGCAATCGTACTTTTCTCCATAATGAGGGCGTGTTGATAGACTCCTATAATTTCGACGTACAATATAGGGCTGGATTCAACCCCACAAAGAGCATGACCATCCGTTATCGGAGTAAGCTTTATGCCATAAACGGCATTACAAACGTCCAAGAAAAGCGGAGGATTTGGAGGATATTTGCAATAGCAGAATCCTAATGGCCAGCTTTAATATCCAAATACGGAACATACGAGAGATTCAAAGGGTATTTAGAGCCCTTCCTGAGAATCTCAAAAAAGAGGGCCAAAAGCTTATTGCTGACGAATTTACCATTGCAGCCGAAGAGGCAAAGGCTTTGGCTAAAACAACCGATTTTACCGGCAAGCTATCTAACGGCATTTCTGCCCAAGTGGAAGCGGGTGGATTTGTATATAAATCCTCTGCCCCATATTCCGCTTACCATGAGTTTGGCACAAGAAGCCAAGTAAAAAATATCCCAAGGGGCTTTGAACCATTTGCTGCTCGTTTCAAGTCTTCCGGTGGAGGATCGGCCATAAACGGCGAGTATTTTTGGGATAGGCTGGTTATGTGGCTTGAGTATAGGAATATACCCGTTGAGAAGTGGTTTAATATATATGCCAAGATTAAAAGAGAGGGTAGGCAGAAGGGCGTCAATGGCCAAGGCTTTTATCTTGGCCCATATATAAAGGCAAGAAGGCGAATTGCTGACGGGTTGAGAGGACTACTTGCAAAGGCTATACGATGATATACAAAGACCCCGAAAGGGTATTTAGGAAGGCCATATACAATGCGCTAAACGGCGCAGTAACTTATAATGGCAATCCCGTGGCCGTATATGATGAATTTGCCGCCGACAATGCCGGTGATCTGTTTATTGTACTCTCCAACCAATACGCAGATGATAGGCGAAATTTTGCTAAGTTTGTCACGGGTTGCGTACTTATTATTGACATCTGCCATTTGCAGAACAGGGCCATGACGAAGGATGTGGTAGATGCAATATCCAACACTATAAAAGGTATATTAATGCCGAGCCTCGTTAGTACGGGCTTGACATTGGACGCTGGATTTTCTTTGACAAATTTGTATAGAGAAACAAGTTCGTATCTTAGTGAGCAGAATAACACAAAATGGGTTATTCGCAAAATCGAAAGATATAGGGCTGAAGTTCAACAAGATTCGTAAAAAGCACAAACGACAATAAATGGCAGCTATCAATGCTATCGACGCTCCCTTGGAGCTTTCCACCGACGGGGTTTCTTGGAAAACCCTCGTATGTCTGACATCCACCGGCACTAACATGAGCCGCGACGTGACCCGTACTGAAACCTTCTGCGGCATTTCTGTAAGCCTCGGAAACCTTCAGGTTACGGTTCCCTTTGCCGCAATTTGCGAAACCGCCCCTACCGCCTCCCAGGTTACCTACAAGGATATGCTGGGCTGGATGAACGGCGGCACTCTGTTGTATTGGAGGATTTACAACGGCACGTCGGGCGCAAACTTCTTTACCTCTGGAACCGCTTATGTGACTACCCTTGACCAAGTTTCTGATGCCGGATCTACCATCAATTTCTCCGGCCAGCTTGATATGACGGGTACGCTTGATATCACTTGGTAAACCAACTTTATGACGGACGGAACCGTAATAATTTCCGCTGAGAACCAAACCATCGGCATTCGATTCGGGATGCAAGCCATAATGTCGATATCCGCTGATGGGGTATTGGATTCGGCTAATGCCAAGGGGCAGTCCGAGCAAGCGTTCGTCAGCGTGTCGATAGTGGTTCAGATGGCTTATCATGGCTATTTGAATTGGTGCTTGTACGAGGACGCAAAGCCGATGAGCAAGAAGCAGTTCCTTGATTGCTTGGATGATGCTTTCGTTGACAATCCTAAAATATATGAGGATATAGTCAAGGCATTTGAGGGATCTAAATCACTCAAGAAACTGCAAGACAGCCAAAAAAAACTACCGACCAAACCCAAGGCAAAGAAATAGACTATGAGGAGTTATTCGGGTATGCCATAGGGGATATGAAACTCCCTATACGAGAGTTCCGGTGTATGCTGTTATGGGAATTTATGGCAGCAAAGGAACATCACGAAAGGGCTAAGATTGAATCCTGGCGGCAGACGAGGCTGATTATACATACGTTTGCAAGTGTAATGGGAGGGAAAAAGTCGGTCGCATCAGACTTGACTAAATTCCTCCCATTACCATTTGATGAGGACTTCGATGACAAAAGAACTGAGCGCGAAAGGGAAAAAGATAATCTGCTTGTGATTGAGAAGTTTAAGAGAATGGGTTATTTAAAACCATTGGAAGATGGCGCAACAGGAAGAATTAGTAATAGTAATTAAGACCGAAACGGTCAATCTTGTAAAGGGTCTTGCTACCGCCAAGAACGGATTGGCTGATTTCGGAAAGGATGGGAAGTTCAACATAGATGGGCTTACAAAGTCCATGACCGAACTCAGAAGGGCTGCTGGAAAATCTTTCGATCAAGCTGAGATAAGGAAATACGGGGATGCCATAAGGGATGTTCAAGCACAGCAGCAAAGGCTGAACTCGGTACTTAATAATACAACCGAATCTACAAGAAGGGCAAGAATAGCAATATTTGGATTAAATCAAGTTGTGCGTGACTTACCATTTGGATTTATAGCAATTTCTAATAACCTTCCTGTTTTATTTGATCAGTTTCAACAATTAGTAAGAGAAGAAAAAAGCGTTAAAAATGCTTTTAAGTCATTTGCATCGGGTATACTTGGTGTAGGTGGAATTTCTATTGCTATATCAACCGTTATTTCTTTAATAACAGCTGCTGTTCAAAAATATGGAAGTCTTAGCGAGGCGGTAAAGGGAATTACAAGAAGTCAATATGCATGGGCTGATTCTATAGATGCGGCAAACGAAAGTTATAATAAGTTTATACAAACACAAAGAGAATCTGTAGATATATCTGGGCAGTCTGCCGCATCAACAGAAGGCGAAATTGCCCTTGTACAGTCATTAGTAAAAGTAATAAAAGATGAAAATGCAACTAATGAACAAAGGCTTGGTGCTAAAAGAAAGTTATCTGAAATAGATAAAGAAATATTTGGAAATCTTATTAAAGAAAAAGGTGCAATAGTAGATCTTGATATTGCTACACAAAAATATATAAGAACAATTATTGGTAAAGCTATTGTTAAAGCATTTTCGGATGATATTGCAAAACTAAATGTTGAGTTATTTAAGCAAAATCAAACATTTAAGGAACTTGAAAAAAACGCAAGAGGTTCTATTGCTCAATACCAAGAATTACAAAAACAAAATAGACAATTAAGTCAAATTCCAGGTGTTGCACCGGGTGGATTAGGTGGACTACAAAGAAATATAACTCCATTATCAGCAACATTAGAAAATGCAAAACGAGAAATAAATGAAGTTACAGACGCATTTTTTGAACAAGGCACAAAGGTTCAAGGCCTTGCAAGAGATTTAATTACGCTAAAACAAGGTCTTGATAACGCAGTTGAAGGCTATGCTGATGTACTTGCCGGGCAAAAACAAACAACAGAAGGTGTAAAAAGCGAAACAAAAGCAAGAAGAAATGCAACTGAAGCATTGAACAAAGCATCGCAAGACAGAATTGCACTTTTACGGACAGAACTTGAGGCACAGAAAGCATATGTTGAAACGCTTAAAATAAACGACAAAGACTATCTCAATGCGGTTATAGAGATTGCCGCTCTTGAGGCTGAGATTAGGGCGCAAGGATTGAGGAATCAAATAAAAGACAAGACTGTTCTTTACCAGGCTTTGCGGAATCTTGACAGAGCATACGAAAGAGAAATAATCACCATAACAAGAAACATTGCCAAGGAGCAGTCTGAGGCGTTTAGGAATATCGTTAATCTTGACAAAGTATTCGGGCAAGTTAAGCTACCCGAATCATTCAAGACCGCTACAGGCCAGCTGAAAACATTGATTGACGAGTCCAATCTAAAGACGCAGCAGGGTGTTGATAATTGGAACAACTACTTGGCATCCATACAAGGTATCGCCAATGTTTACAATCAGACTTTGGGCCCTGCCATCGACAGCGTATTCAATGCCATAGAAAACGGGCAAAATATTTTCGATGCCTTGGGAAATGCACTTAAAAGGCTAATTATAGACCTGATAAAGACAGTAGCCCAAGCCGCAATACTTGCCGCTATAATAAATGCAATATCTGGTGGTGGTGCAGCTGGATTTAGTTTCTTGTTCAAGAGTCTTTTGGGCGCAGGAGGAGGCATAGGAAGTAGAACGGGCGGCCTTGATCAGTTACTTTTTGGTCGTAACAACGGTGTAGCCGCCCCTAACATAAACGGCCCTGGAGGATTCGCATTGGCCGGACAAGTCGTATTCGTGCAAAGGGGAACCGATCTTGTCGGTGTACTTGATAGGTCTAACGCAAGAATAGGGAGGGTAGGATAATGGGTGTCAAATTCAGAATGGCATTTAAGAATGTTCAAGACGACGATTGCGTTGTCACTTTTGACTTTGCTGATTATGACGGTGATTATATTGAGATATATGGCGGTGCAAGGCCATTTGTTCTTGGCGAGTTTAATTCTGATGATGATATTTTCAAGCCCGTAAGGCCGCAGCAAGCCACTATTGAAATATTGGCTTCTGCTTCCGGCATAGACATGGAGGATTTTTTAACCGACAACGATACGGATGTATTGGTCAAGTTCGATTTCGGTGTAAATCTTGGGTATTGGTATGGCTATTTGTCCCAAGAAGACATCCAAGAGACTTGGATTGCGTCTAATCATATTCTGATACTAAGGGCTGATGATGGGATAGGACGCTTAAAGCAGATTCCGTTGCAAGACAATGGAGCGAATGTCGTAGGTACATATACGCCCTATGCGTTCATTGAGTACGCAATCGAAAACGCAGTACCGAGGTTCGGCAGAAACACA